ATAAAATAACTATCTGCTTGTAAATTGTTAAAGATAAAATAATCTTCACCAAATGATGTTTGACCACTTGTTATAAATGTTGATGTTAAATCATACAATTCAAATGTTGATTGACCATAATTAAATTCAGTATAGGCGGTAATTGAACCACTTGGTAAATTACAGGTTGTATCATCACTTACCGCAAAAATTGTTGTTCCTGTTGAAATAACAAAGGATCTGATTATTGTTTGTGGTGGTGTTGGTGGTACAGTGGTCTCAACTACTTGGAATGAATAATTCCCAAACGGTAGTCCACCAACATAGTATGAGTTTGATCCTGGTGATAAAATAGTTGTTGGTAATAATCCACTGCCTGAAATTTCACTTACAACCCAATTTGGTGAGTTACCAGAAATTTCAAAATATAATTCACCAGAAGATGTGTTACCACAGTCACCGGTTATAGAAAAATCATATATATTAAGCCAACTCATTATTAATTACATAAAATTGTGAAGTTTATTCCAACATTTATTTCAAATGTATCATCAACACTAATTGGTATACAATTAACATTATAGACCGTAACAGTATTATTTACCTCATCAATAAAATAAGTATAACCATCATTTTGTAAATTTGTTAAAGAACTATTTAAACCATCAATCCATTGTTGGTTTGTTGGGTAATTTTGATATCCGCTTGTTATTGTAAATGGTTCAATAATTAATGGTACACCATTATATCTGATATCAACATACCACTCACATACAATGGTATTTAAAAGGCAATCATTAGTTGTTAAATTATTTATTTCTAAATAATTGTTTAACGCGTTTGACAATATTGTTCCAAAAGAAACATTTGATGGGTTTGAATCCCAGGGGTATAAAGGACATTCAACAAATTGTACCGGACAATCATAAGCAAATAATTGTGTTGTAAGTTCACAAGGATTACAAGGTACCGGAACAATTCTACAACCATATTGTCTTCTCCAAACAAACTTTTGTCTATGAAATATTGAGTTCTCAAGTCTAACGCCTGTGTTCCAAATTGTTGTTGCTGGTACCATTTGTTCTATTAAACGAATCCAATAATCTCCCATACCATTTACATAATCAATTAATGGTTGGTATGTAAAATTATCATTTGGTATTCCGGCAATTTCTCTAGATTCTAGATATTTCCAGTATATCGATTGTAGTGTTGGATAACCACCGGTTTTTCCGTCTGTTATAAATTGTCTATTTCTAACATTTATTGTGTTATGCCAAAATGTTTGTAAAAATTCAAAAAATGTTTTTTCTTTTGGTTTTGGGTTAATTTCAGTCCAATCAATACCACCTCTTTGTGGGTATGGAGTATTTGGATTTGGATTACAATAGGTTGGTTCAATATAATTAAGTCCTTCATTTGGTATTGGGTAATTATACTGTCTAGACATTGTCCAGACATCATATGCCAAACCTAAACTTGGGTTTAACATAATGTCAACATTTTTAACATTTAATACTAAACAATCTTCCGATGTTGGGTAATAAGCGTTAAAATTACCATCAAAACTTGTTCTAAGTCCGGTCTCATTATCTGTCCAACTTTTTTTATTATCTTGAATTCTCCTTAATTTGAATCCTAAATTCATAAATGGAAAATATCTATATCTATCTAAATATTCTTCACCATAATTAAATGGTCTTAATTTGGTTTGGTACGTTGGGTTTGTACCGGTAAACACCGAGGTTGTTAAATCAATTTTTTCCGGCATTCTATGTTGTGGTGTTGATTCAAACCAACCACCTCCAATTTGGAAAAAATAACTTTCACTTTCAACCGGCATACTAGGACAACCGAATTGATCTAACGGATAGTCAACAGATGTAACACTAATATCTTTAGTCACACTAGATAATGTAACTCCAGTATATTGTACACCCATAATTGAATAAACGTCTGTTTGGTCTAAGACTGGTGTTTGTTGAGTATAGGTACCCCCTGAAATTTTAGCATATTGGGTATCAAAATCATTTACATTAATTTTTTGATCCGCTAAATACACATATTCATTAAAATCAACCAAAAAATCCGGAGCACCAATAAATCTTAAAAGTGTTTCAATAGATCTTCTTGTTCCTTTTGATTTAAAAAGATACGCGGAATTCATTATCAAATTTCTATAGAATTGATAATTTAACTCATCTGGTGTTTTACCAACTGGTAACCCACTAAATTGACTTTTTTCTGAAACAAAAACAGAATCCAAAAAGTCTTTATCGCTAATTGGTGAAATATTTATTTTCCAACCTAATGTTTGTGCTAAATTTTTTAAAAGTTGTGATGGTATATCATCTTTAATATTGTAATTAACAGAATTTATATTTGCTAACGCACCTATAAATTTTTTAGTTTCGTCAAAACTTCTACCATATATCTGTACAACTTTTTCAAATTTTCTATCAATAGTATCAAATTCTTTTAGTGCTGATGTTGTATAAAATCTTGATATTAAATTTGTTGTGTAGTTATCTAAACTTACGGCAAAACTATTTAACGATGTTATATAATTTTCAAATTGATTTGATTTTATATCTAAATTCCAACTACCATCTAACGGAAATCTTAATGTTTTATTTGTAATTTTAAAAGTTCCATCATCATTTTCAACAGGTACTTTAAAATATGAAGTGTATATTGGTTGTATTTGTCTATTTAGTAAAAAATTTTCAACAGTATCAAAATTTTCGTTAAAAACTTTATTTACATAATAATCTGTTGGTCTTATTAAAAAATTTGATTGACTAAAGGTTTGATTTGGGAAAGGTTCACCTTCTAAATAAATCTTAAACGTAGTATCAGTCGGTTTTATCGGTACAATATCATTTATTGGGTATTGTTCTTTGTTTATGAATAATGAATATTTTTGATAATTCTTTTTCATATTTCTCAATTCTGATGTTGTAACCTCATATGAAGCAGTATTTCTATCTGCGTTAATTGAGAAGTCGATTGAAAATGGATTTTTAATTGTGTCTAAATAGATTTCCAACGTAGTTTCATTTTCAACTTTATCATATGATATATTTGTAATAGTATATCCAGTACTAAAATCTGATTTAAGACTACTAATTTGTAAAGCCGCTGGAAAAAAATTTATAATCCTTGTCAATGCGGCAGAAATTCTTAATGATAAAGAACCGTATAGTGTGAAATTTGTAACTTCAGATAAATCATAATTTGGGTAGACCTGAAAGTTGTTTGCTAAAATCATTTTAGATTGTTCAACACTTTCGATTTTTAAAGTATCTAAAGATATTGGGTCTGAAAATGTACCAATTTCAAAATTTCTATCTTGTTTTTCTGATATACCAGTTGTAAATTCAAAATTTCCTTGGGTAAAACCACCACCGTCAACAAGTTGGAACCCAACTAAATTGTCAGAAAATGTGTTTTGTCCCGATGCCTGTGGTGGACAAGTAAATTTGTTTATTGCCATTATCCGGTTATATTATTAAATGCCTTACTAAAATCTATATTAGTCCCACGATCTTGTCTAACTTCATAAAGAAGTTCATTAAACTGATCTTTAATTTCGTATAGATTGTATTGTTTATAGATATTATTTTGATTATCATAAATTGTGTAAATTCCATCATCAATAGATTTGGTTTGATTACCATAAAGTGCTATTGCTAGTGTTGAAATATCCTGGTCAACAATTTCAATTTCTGTTGTTATTGGATTGAAGAAGGTATTTGTGATAATAACATTCTGGTTTGGTTGACCAATAAATGGTGTTGCACTTGGTTTGTTTGTTGGTGACGCCGAAGGTGATAGTGTACAGAATATTAAATTTGTAGCACTTTCAACATATCTATATCTAATAGATTTTTGTGATGTGTTTGTTAAATTTTGATAAACCGGTTCGCAATAAAAAGATGAGGTGATTATTCTAAAAAAGTTTGGTATTTTTGTACCATTATCATTTAAATATTCAACTCTAAAACCAACTAGCCCTTGATTAACAAATTTATTTCTAAAGTCTGCCGGAACATTATTAATATCAATAACAATACCCTTAACATTTGGTAGTGCTGATAAAATACCACAATCGGTAATCTTTGTTCGTATTTCCGCTGGTCTAATATAAAGAGTATATATACCTAACCTATTAAATTGATCAGCAGGTAATTTTAAATTGTATAAACCACCGAGTATTTCTACATTAGCATTACCACCTGTATTATTGTTATGAAAATACGGTTTTAATACGTTTTTAGCGTCTAATTTTGTTAGTAAAAAATTATCAGTATCATCCCTAGTTGGGGTATAATTTAATATGATTTCAACATCATCTGGACTAACGTCCGCTGGTCTTATTGTTCCGTAACTTCCTGTTGCCACAATTTAAAATTTAATTATGTTTATCTTTTTATAAATACAGAGTTTAGTATTTTTTGACTTTAAAATAACCATATCCATATTTACTTATATCACCCAAATTATCAACTTCACCCAATCTTTCTATTGCTTCAAGTCCGGATATTTTACCTCGTTCCACAAATAACTCTGATTGGATTTGTGGTTCGTCAATAACATTTAGTAGTGCTTCATTTTTTGTTAATGCCGATAAAACATATTCATCTTTATCAATACCGTAGGATGAAATAAAATAAATTGTGGTACCATCATTTATATCCCAATATAATATATCATTAACTGTGTACGCAGTGTAAGTATCTGTTGGGTCCGGACCATAAACAATACCATAACTTCCAGATGTCCCAGTAACCGGGACATTTAGTTTAAATTTACCACCATATAAATTAAATTTTGGTCCATATTGTGTTAAATCATTTAAGTTACTTTGTGTATAACCGGTTATTAAAAATGGTACAGTAGTGAATGTACTGCTATCATAATCATCAATGTTTGTATTAGAATCCCCAGTAAATATGTAATCATAACTCACTGGAGTTCCTGTCCAGTTACACCCGGTTGCTGTAAAATATGCAGTACCCGCCGAATTAGGTATATTTACATTGTCATATGGTAAATTGATTGGTTTTGTAACATTGGAGATTCCCCAAGGTGAATAACAAATTAATTTTATTTCATATTGTGTTGTTGCCGCTGGATATGTGTGTGTTAATGGATTACTATTTGTTAAAGTAACTAGAGGTGAACCATCACCCCAATCTAAAACAAATGTACATAATTCTAAAAATTTTTTAACATCTGTTTCTGATGTATTATAAAATACAATAGTATATGGATTTAGTGTATTGGCTGACCATAAAAAATTAGTTATCACATCTTTTTGTAACACAGCACCATCAAATGGTGTATAGTAACCAAAATCAACTGTATTTTCCGTAAATAAAATTGGTAATGTTAAACAAGTTAAAAGTGATTCACCGTTTGTTCCACCACTTAAAACTAAATTCATTGGTAAATAATAACCCGTATCACCAGTTAGTGTTGTTACTGTTGTCGCAGTAATTGGACAACAGGGGTCAATTAAAACTGAAACATCTGTTACACCAGTATATGGGACCGTAATTAAATCGCCTTTTATATTTTCTGGAGAAATTTTAAAGTAATACCTTTGTTCTTCCATTATGGGTTAATATATTCGTACCAAGCAATTGGGTTTATTTCGTCACCGACTCTATTATTTGTCACAGTTGAGATTACCTCATATGTCTTGGTTGGATAATCCAGTTTTACTTTATAATAGAAATAATCAGAACTATCAAATGTAAAATAATTACCAGAAAGTGTTGATTGTGGTCTATTCATCATTCTCACAAAAACACCAAGACGAGCATCAAAAAATTTCGCACTCATATAGAATTCATCTAAATTTATATAATCTCTACTTTTTAACCAATAAATAAAAAATCCTTCTTTATCTCCAATATAATCTAACCCCATTTTTGGTTTTCTAATTTGAACATTTGTTAAATATGGTGATATTGTTACGGTCTCAAAAAATCCTTGTTGCACCGGTAAAATTATTGTAAAATAATTTTTTTGACTAACCTCATCTCTTGTGTCATAAAAATCAATCTTAAAAAAAGATTTTGTGAATGGTTTAGAGTATGAATATATTTCTTGTTTGGTAAATCCTTCGTATTGATAACTATTAATCCAGGCGGCCGGATTATTTATTGTTTGTCCACTATCAAAAAAATTAAATTCATAAAATATTTTTGTAACCAAATCATTTGTATTAGCCGACAAATAGGTATTATGTGCAAATCTTGATAATTCAAAATCATTAGGTGAACCAATTAAATCAATTAAAACTTGATCCTGGTATTCGTCAATTGCTTGATCACGTTCTGTAAAATCCCATTTTATTTCAATTGGAATATCAATCTGTTTATCAACAGTTGGTAATAATATTTTATACTTACTCACACTCATCTATAGTTGGGTCTGCGATTTCTGTTATGTTTTGAACACCGGTACCTTCAGAAAATACTCTAAATATTGTATTTCTAAAGGGATAATGTGAACCGTTGGTAAATGGATAATCCACACCTAAACCTTCATTATCAATAAATCCATATGGATAAATATCTCTCCATCTAAATCCACCTGAAAGGTTTGAATAGAACGAGTAATTGGGAATATCAGTAACCGTGTTTGGGTCACCTTCTTCAACATAATCCGAATAAACACTCAATGTTAATGGTGTTAATGGAAAATAATAATAACCAAATTTGTTATTTAATGGTGAATTATCAATTGTTGTAAAATAGTTTTGGTTAAAAGTAAATTTATGTATTTTTTTTGACACAATTCTTTCTTTTTGTTCATAGTCATTCCATTCACAAAAGTCCCCATCAATAGTATCACCAGAAACTAAATCTTGAGTATAAAAACAAGGAAATAAACCATTTGGGTTATTTGGAAAATATGTTGAGGATGGTATTGTAGTATTAGATAATGTATTATTTATATCCCACCAAGGATTTGGTACTTGACCATCTAAATAAACATTAAAATAGTAACCTTCTTTTAATTTATTTGTCCAACCATAATAACCTTTCCAAATTGTTGTAAAAAATAATTCAGTTATTGGTCTTTTTTGATTATCAAGTAATGGACTTATATCTATATCAACATTAAATGATAATGTATAATTTTGACTTCCCTCTAATGTTGATGTTCTTGGGCAAGACGGTGGTGTCAAGATTGTTAAAGGAGTTCCACCAGACAATGTTTTTTCATATTGTGTTTTTAAATTAAAAATATTTTGTTCAAAACCACTATTAACTAAAACTGCGTTTTCAGGATTGGTTAAAATTTTATGTCTTCTAATATAATATTTTGAGGTTGTTTCACCGGTGTTTGAAGTATCTAACATTCTTCTAAATGTCCCTATTACACCAGTACTAAATATACCGCCGATAAAACCTATGTTGTCAATATTAAAAATATACTCATCACTACCAGACCCACTATCACCAAGTGATGTTACCTGGAAAAAGTTATTTCCATTATAACTTAATGATAATTTAACATATTCACCAACATTTAGTCCGTGTTTCATAGGACATTTAAATGATACATAATCACCAGTAATTTCTTTTATAAAGAACGGTATACCATCACTAGCAGTCCAATACCAAGTTATTATATATTCCGGATCAGTAGTATATAAAACTTTATTATAATCATTTTCAAATGGATAGCTAACATAGTGGTTCCAATTGTATGTCGATGCACTTTGATTAACAAATAATTGATGATTTGGTAATCCGGATGTGTAACCAATTTTATTATTGTCTGTTCTTATAAAGTCAAATTCACTATACTGTGGAAACCCAGACCAAGCTGGAGTTGTATTTGGGTAACATAAAACATTTTGTACGTTTTCAACTAAATTTGAATAATATAAATAATTGTAATATGGTTCATAGGTTGTTATTCCGGAATAAGCATTTTTAAAAATGTAAGCAAATTTTGTTGTTGGTCTAAATATAGAAGATCTTTGTCTTTCTTCGTCAAAAACTTGTTCTAAACTAATATCAATTGTTCTATCATACTCAACTTGTTCATGTGAAGTTTGTTTTAATATGATTTTTTCAGAACTATCAATATCACTAGCCCCTTGGAATCTTTTATTTCCTAATATTATTTTATTTGAGTCGTCAATTCCCATTATTGTTTTGCTGTATCAACATATAATTTTATGAATTTATCAATTGCTGTTTTCCCATTGTTAAGTCCAAAATAAAAGAAAAATGGTGCACCAACTAAAATTGCTTTACCATTCGGTATTCCAGTTACAACACCTGTAGTTCCTGTTAATGGTTGGTTATTATTATCAAAATTTGTTATAAAACCAAAATTAGCTGTGTTTGTTAAATAATATTCGTTAGTATCTTCAAAGTCTAAATTTTGATAATAGTTTGAATAGAACCCGTTACTGGTTTGATTTTGATCTGCTGTTGTTAACCAATTATTATTTTCAGTTCCAAATATGTTTGGTGTTGGTCCAGTTATTTGCCATTTATAGTGTGGTACTTCTTGGTCTGATGAGTACCCAAAATAACTTACAACATCAAGACCACAAGATGATGGATAAGTTTCAATACCAGGTGTTAATCTTCTTCTATATTGATATTCTTCTGTTGATGATGAAAAGAAAACACCAAATACCGGTCTTTGTTCTGATGTTGAGTCTTCTCCAATAAACAAAAAATTATTAGGATAATTTTCTTCAATATAAGGATTTATCCTCCATTCTGAATTTATTGATAAAGCTTGAGCAAAATCACCATCAATCCTATCACCTTTTCGAGTACTATTAAAAAATTGTATTATTGACCTACCTTCTGCCGCACCACCTGTTGCATTAACTGCAAATGGTAACATTTGGTCTCTAACTGAAGCATTTAATAATCTAGAAATAAAACCCATTTGTATTAAATCTGAATTATCAGAATATGATGTTGCTCTAACTTGGTCAACAATATATCCATTAAATTGGTCACTATTACAAATTTGACTTATGAACTTATCTCTAGGTCCTAAATCCATAACAGTTGTTGGAAATTGTATTCTTTGTTCGTTGTAACCATACCCAGGATAAACATTAACTAAATAAGGTGGTAATGATGTGTTTATTGGTGGTGAATCAACACCGATAAAATTATTTCCATCCCAAGGTGATGAACGATAATAAAAACCTTTTGTTATTTCATTAAAAATTACAGTATCTTCACAATAATTATAAATTGGTTCATCCGGTTGTTGTAAGGTAAATGTTGTTGATTTATTAAATGAAAACATATAAAGAACACCATTTATCCAGTTATTTTGAAAAGTTTGTGAAAACACGCCTCTACATGCTGCAAACGTTAATCTAAATCTTGTTATCCATTCTAATAATAATCTAGAATCTTTTTGATATTCTGGTATTAAATATATTTTTTTAAAGAATAATCCGGTTAATGGGTCTGGGTTTTCAACGTAATTTAATAAACAATAACATCCTTGTTTTATTCTATCTGGTTTAACATCACAATTTGGGTTAACTCCTATATTTGTACCTGAACCAGTATAACATTGTAATGAAACCATTTGGTCACAATTAAGTGTTGAAGTTAAACTTTGAACAAATTGTGTTTCATCATAAACAGTTTGTCCAGCGTTTTGGTCTGGAGCAAAAGTTATTGTTGGGTTATTTGTTGTTCCTTCTGTATAATATGTAAAATTATCGTTTTGATGTAGACCGTAACTTGTTTGACCATAATTTTCTTGTGTTTTTGTTGATGTTGGGATTCTATCGCTTCTCATTACCAAATATTGTGTCGGTAATAAATTAGGGTCTGGATAATTTATTGGTGTTAAAGAATGTTTATGGTATGCTGTTGAGTACACTACATATTTTCTTAATGAAGATCCTGGTTCAATGTATAGATTAGTGTCATTTTGATTACCCCATAAATCATAAAAATCATATGGTGTTGAGTCTGTATTAGATGCTGTAAAAGAACCCCCAGCAAAATAGTAATTTGTTGTTGAGTCCACAATTGATGGTGATGGTGATATTATGGGTAAAAGTTTATTTCTTTGTGAAGCACCATTTACACTATAATATGTACCAGAACTTAATGTTGATACAGTTGGAAATGATGGCCAAGGAACATATGTATTAACAGTTGATACTGAATTATCATCTGTACATAAATAATAATATGGTAAATTAGATGTAAATGCGGTATATTCATTTCTAGTAATACCATTTTGATCAACGTAACTTGGACTTATTTTAAAATTATACGCTGGAAAATATAAATCTTGTGAAATATTTGTTGGTGTGTTATGACTTTTTGGTTTGTTTCCACCTGAATAACCTTGTATTGGTACATTTAAATAATAATCACCCTCAACAATAACAGAACCAAATGATGTTTGTCCGAATAATTTTGATAAATCATATTTGTTTTTATATTTACCAGAATGTGGGTCAACACCTCTAGTTAATATTAAAATTTCATAACCAGAATAGTCATTTGATTTTGTTATAACATCTGGTATTTGTCCATACAAATAATTTGTGTTGTTGTATGGGTCACAAGAATTTTCAAATATAAATCTAGCGTCGTGATTTAAATATTTTTTAGGGAAATAGTTGTTTGTTGATGGTGAATAATTTGAATTTAAAATAAATTGTGAGTATGTAAATCCTGTTATTACTTGGAAATATTCGATATCTGTAACAAATTTTAAATATGTTTCATTACCAGTATTTCCTGTTAATAAATAAGAAGTTGGTGTCGCGTTTGTATTATTATTTGTTGGGTCAGCATAAACAACTTGTATAACCGTTGATGCAGATGTAGTTCCTGTTAAAGCATTATTACCAAATTGATTAACTGTGTTTGCAGTTATTGAATTATAGAATGTGGCTCCGGTTAAATTTTGATTACACAAAGATAGACTTGAATCTTGGAATGAGAATAAATTACCTACACCTATTTGAGCTAAAGTACCTGGTTTTGCTAAAACAACTAATGGTTGGTCTAAATGACCTAGTGAACCAAAATTACTTGGAGTATTGAATACTGTTTTTATTTGATTAACCCCATCAAAATATTTTTGTCTATAATTAAATTCATTTAGTTTCTGTGTATAAGATTCCGTTATTGGATAGGCCAACCATCTTTGTGAATCTGTTGGGTTATTAAATGTATTTCTAACTCTATCAGCCGCAAATAAAAATGGTTGTGGAGCGTGTAGTAATTTTTTATCTGGAATTCCTTGTTGGTCATTACCGGTATCTAATGACTCACTACCACTTATTAATCTTTGATAACCTAAACTTGCGGCAACAGCAACACCAGTATCAATATCTTGTTTAAAAAGACTATAAGATAATGATTTATATTGTTCAAATACGTTTGGTGTTATAGGACAATAATATGGTCCTTCGGATGCTAATAAATTACCATTATTGCTTGGTTGTTCTAAATTTGGGTGTGTCACATTAAAAGTGGCAATCAAATTCATTGGTGCTAAAAATGATGTTGACGTTGTTGCTGATGTTGGTATTCCTGCTGGTGGAGTAGCCCCATCAATATTTTGTTCTGAAGCAATTTGATTTGCGGCACCTTCTATTGTACTTGAATCAAAGTCATCTGACATTTCAGCATTTCCACAATCACAATCACAAGTAGAACAATCTGGATAAGATAACATTGGTAAACCAAATCTTGGGAAACCCGTAACTTTAATTGCAAATAATATTGACACAGCTAATAATAATAATGAAAATCCTAATTTTAATATTGCTGATATTACACTAGCTATTGTTGTTGCAACTAATCTTATTGACTCTAAAAGTGCTCCAATATCAAATACTGGTCCTGTTGGTGAAATTGTTGTAACAGAAAATCCAGTATTTATTGTTTCATAACCAGATTGTATTGATTCATACACTGCAATTCCAGCATCTATTGATTCTCTTAATGCTAAATAAATTAATACAAATTTTAAAATTGGCCAAATTAAGGCTATTAAATGGGCGATAAATAAAATTAATAAAAATGGTATTGTTAATATTGTAATAAACAAATTAAAAATAAAAAATATCCAATCAAAATTTCTAACAATATCATTTACTGGAAAAGTATTTACTGTTGATTTACAAGTTCGATTATCAATTTCTTTAATACCTAAATGTTTTGCTCTACCAATACCGTTTTTATATCTATCAAGAAACATTGCGGTAGTGTAAACTTTGTTATAATTAAATTCATAAAAAGTATCTTCACAATTAATTGCTGATTGTTCATCAACATAATCATCCCAATCAAGACTAAAGCTATATGACCTTAATAAGTCAAAATAGTCCTGTTGATAGTATTTATATATAACTTCTGATTGTTGATTTGGGTCAACAAAATTTGGTATTATTTCAACTTGATCACCAGAATTTATAGGTATAACTTGTGTATCACCATAATATGGTAATGAATTTATATTTACAGAATAAGAACTTATATTTATTGCCTCATCAAAAACTAAACCACCACCAGATGGGAATGTAATTGTAGTACTTATTGGACCACCCGGTATAGAAAAAAGTGTGTTTGGTGCACCATTAATACCAGTATAAAAAATTGATGAGGGTAATGTTGGGTCTGTTGGTACTATTGTTACAATAATATAATTGTTCGCACTTAAACCTGTAATACCATTTAAAGGGTTTCCTAAATATGGTTGTGGTAGTAGTGGAAATAAAGTTGGTGAAATTGCAACTTGGAATGAATTTACGTTTGTTAATACTGGGTTTACTAAATCACCATTTGATGGTATTATAAAATCATCAGTTAATACTAATGGTTGTACTGTAAAATTTACCAATGGTACTGGTGTTGTTGCAGTTTTTAATGGGTCGTTAGTATAACTCGATGAGTTCCACCCATGTTCTTTTACGTTTGGGACAAAAAAGTTTGCTCTCTGTATCTCATTTTGTAAACCACCCTCATTATTCCATTTGAATTTGAAGCGGTATTTTGCTTTTGTTGGGATACCAATTTTTGGGTCGTCTGAAATTGCCTGTTCACCAAATTCATTAGTGTAAATATAGTCCAAATTCATCGGTAAATTAACCAAGTATGAACCATCACCATCAATTACCTTACCATCTTGTTCTAGTCTATATTCCTCTAGTGTTGGTCTACCTAAATCATCAATATTTATTGTTTGTCTAATAGACAATATTTGTCCAGGACCCGCAACTAATTCACATAAATTTCCAGTATTATTTTTTGGTTTACAACTAACTCTAATTGCATCATCATCATTTGTTGAAATTACTGAACCCATAAAAACAGCTTTCGGTTCTATACTAATGTTAGCTTCGCTTGTTAAATCAAAATCAACCCTAGTAATTCCCAATTGACAAATTTCCGGTTCACCCCATAATGGTGCAATATCAATAATTTTATTTAATGTTTTAATTTGTGGTAATTCGTTTAGATTAGTCGATGATTTAAATTTTGAACCATTAACTTGTGTTTCATTGGCAACGCCAGCTTGGATTAAGTCTTGTGGTGTTAATGAAAAACAACCCATATCAGATAAATCAATATCTAAAAATATTGTTTGGGTTCCAAGTGGAACACCAAAAATCATATAATCACCACTATCATTTGTTCTTGTTGTATATTTATAATACTTGTCATATACCTCAATATAACTTTGGTCTAATAAAACTTCTTTTCTTGTCGGGAATGTACCGGTAGCAATGTGACCATCATATGATTGTTCTTTTGGTAATAAATTATATCTATAACCTTCCTCATCAACATCAGCAATTGATGTGTAAGGATATATGTCTGTAATTACTGGATTTGTTGAGTCTTCATCTGACAATGGTATAAAAACAGAAATTCTCGCATTTGGTAATCCAAAACCACCATTTACAAATACTCTACCTACAACAACGCCATAGTCGGAACATCGTCTATTATAAACATCACTTTGTAAAATTTTTAGTGATAATATGTTGATACTTTCAAAATCTTGTTCAAGATTAACTTTAATTGATTTATCAACACCGACCTGGGTTCTTATTCTATGTGATTTTGGCATTAAAAATTCCTTTTTTCATAAATAGTTTATTTCCTATTTTAGAAAAATAATCTTAATTATAAAAAAGTAAAAATAAAAAATTTTTAACACATAACAGACATAACTTTATAGTCTTGTTTGTATTGATTCACATAACAATTATACGTTGCTTTAATTCTATCAGCATCAGTTGATGTAGTGTTATTTGTTTTAAGTTCACATAATGAACTAACACATGACAGAATATTTTCCCTATTTGGTTCACCTCTCATTGTTTTAGAACAATATCCATTAGGGTCAACACTTTTTAATTCTTTATTTGTAAGACCAACACTGTATTCACCCCAAGCGGTACTAAATTTTTCACCAACAGTTAAACATAAACCATATTGATTTTTTTTAGCAAAAGCCTCTTGACTTGTTTGAGTAGTTTCTTTAAGAATTTTTTTAACAATTCTTTTTAAATCAGATTCAGTAAGTTTTATAACTTTTTTCATAATTTTTTAATTATAAATACTTTTTAATTAAGAAAAATTAACACCCTTAAAGTTTAGAACTCTTACATTAATATCTTTGTTTGGATATCTAACTTGGTATGTTTGAGTTGGTTCAGCAAAAATTGTGTCAGCAATTAATTCAATCTGTTTTGTTTCCGCATCAACATATCTTTGTGATGTTTGTGATGATGAATATTGTCCACCAACTTTGTTAAAGACCTGGATATCGGAAATACTAATTACACCATCTAAAGCCTGGATTTGTTTTCTAATCTCAGAGATATAAACATTTTCACCCATTTGTCTATTTGATGGTGAAAAATATTTTGTAACAATATCAACAACCTGTGTTACTAGTGCTCCTTGATTTTGGCTAGCATCTAAAACAACATCAACATTTAACCCTAAATCAATTACATTTGCACTTTCAACCGAAATATAGTCATTTATCATTCTGTAATTTGACAAATAATTTGCAATATTTTGTTTTAATGTGTTTGATGTTATTTCAGTTAATTTACCTTCATTATCATATGAAAGTAATTTAATCTTAATTTTATTATTTTCTTCTGTAATTGTAACTTTTGCTGGAGCACCAAATTGTGATGGCATTGTTCTAATGATTGACTCATAATCATTTACTGTTACGGCTCTATTTTGGGCGGCAAAGTTAAATGTAACCATTTGTCTTACCTCTTCAGTTGATGGGTTATTTGCACCACCAATTGCCGCAGTTAGATTATTACATCTTAAAGAATTAATTACCGTTCTATTAACACTATCAGATGGTCCGTTTACTGCAAACGATACGGTACCAATTTGATTGATAACACCAATACCTAAATTACTTGTTTGTCCGCCACCAACTCTGTATTGTACAAACATTGTTGTGTTAGGTTTTAATGCACTTCCAAGTGCTAAGTTATTTGAATATTTTGATAAATTAAATCCTAAACCATCTCTTGTAAATTCTCTTAATTGTTCTTCGGCTGATGTGTTACCACCACCAAATGTCATTTTAAAGAATCCTTCTGGTGTATATTCTGTTATAAATTTATCACTTGTTAATATATATTTTCCAACCTTAATGCCGGGATTATCAGAAACTTTTGTTGGGTCTTCAACAAATACCCTATCTTCAATTAATGCTTTTACTTCATACCAACGATTATTTAAACCTAAAAATTCTTGTGGTTGTGGGACTGTGGTATATTGTGTACCTTCTTTTATTAAGACACTAGTAACACCTAGTACATTTTTTTCTGGTAAAAATAATTCAAAAAATGGTTTTACATCATTTGCTGTTATTACTCTTTTGAAAACCTTTGTTGATCCATTAACAACAACCTCTCTTTTTGTTATTGTATAGTTTATTAATTTACCGGTTGAATCAAAATTTGGTGTTTTTAATCTATTTGGGAATCCTTCAGCGTTTATTGCTGATGAAAAATCAATATCATAAACAGTTTCAAATGGTTGTCCTCCACCATTAACTTGTGCTCCTCTACGAAGTATACCACAATATCTTAAATCTTCTTTATCACCAAAAGCCGGAACTGTAATTGAGAAATCAACTAAAGCAACTGATGGTCTTTGTCCTGGTATTTTTAAACCGTACGTTCTTGCTATATCATATACCGATGACTTTTGTTGTGCATATTGTAAAACAGTCTCTTGGATACTTCTATCTATATGAAAATGTAGGTTGTCACTAACTGCAGCATTTAAATCCATTAAAACAGAGAAAATACCTGCATCGTTAAAGTTTTGTACTAGTGTTGGGTAATATTGCCTTGTAAAATTTATTAATTCAGTTCTTAACCCCTGAAAATCCCTTACCGTATACGATATTTTTTTATCTGCCATCTTTAAAATTTATTATATATTTAATATTACAAAATCACTAGATTCAAAAGCAGAATTTGTAATTCTATAATCAATTCTAACTTTTGCGGTATGTTCTTTTTCAGCTAAACCCGGAACTCTATACTCTCTAGTACCATCTGGTGTTATATATGTCGCACCAGGATCTGTATAACTCAAACTAGCGTCTTTAATTTCTATATTAGTGATTAAAATTCCGGGTAAGTAATTTGCAACACTGTCTCTAATTTCGGATTCAATCTCACTAAAAGTTGGTCCATCAAGTGGTTCAAATAAATACTCGTATAATCTTGTGCCAAAATCTGGTAAAAAATATCTACTACCTTTTCTTGTTAATAATAAATGAACTAAACTACTTTTTACTTCCTCATTACTACTATTTGTGGTAAACAAATAT